CTAAATTAAATTCTACATCAAAACTTCCTTTATTATCTCTAGCATCTAAATTAAAATTATATTTTTTACCAGCTACTTCAAAAGTAGTTTTTATATTACCAGCTTCATCTGTTTTCCAATTTAATTTTTTCTTATCTCTTTCAGAGTCTATTTTTAAATCTTTAGAAGCTTTAACTAATTGAGTTTTAGATTTAACATCAAGACGAGACATACCTTCTTGAACTGCTTTAACATTTTGTGGCGCATCGTCTGCAAAAAAGAAATCATTGTAACCTTCAGAAGCTTTGTCTATTATCCAATCAGCTTTTGCTTGGCCACTTGACTTACCCAAACCTGTTATGTTTTCTAAAGGTATTTCAACACCCATAGCTTTCATAAATTCATAAATAGCTTTTTGAGATTCAGGTGCTCTAGCTGTAAGAATAAATATATCTCTTTCACCTTTAGCTTCTTTCATTGTTTTGATTAAATCAAACAAAGGACCTTTCTTGCCTTCAACAACTTTGTTAAAATCTGTAAAATCCATTTTCCAGCCTTCTGAAATTAGTTTTTCACCTTGTTTAGCAAACTCCTCAGCTGTTAGCGTTTTTCTTTTACCATCTCTCTCTGCGAATACTTTACTTTTACTCCTAGCTATAGTATCGTCAAAATCAAATACTCTAGCCTTCTTAATAGTTTTATCACGCTCATTAGCTAATCTAAAAGCTTTATCTCTTTTGTTAAGCTCATTAAGCATTTCACTTTGCGTTAAATCTTTACTAGCCATAGAAGCTTCCTTAGCTACTTCTATATTTTGATTTCTTACTTCGGTATTTGCTTTTAAATTATTTTTTGCTGTTTCTAAAAGCAATTTATTTGCCGTAGTTGGATTAATTGCGTATTTAAAAACTTCTGTAGCAATGTTTATATTATCTATGCTTTTTTTATTAGTAAATAATTCTTTAAGACCTTCAGTACTTAATATTTCATTTCTAGCTTGTTCTAAAACTATATTATATAAATTTTCTCCTTTACTATTTACAGTTTCTTTTAAATAATCTTTTAATTCTTTTAATGCAAATCTTTTTGTACCATAGCTAGCTGTAGGGCCAAAAGCAGCATCTACTTTGTTTAATAAACCTTTAGGTATTAAACCTTGTACATTGCTAAGAATACTTTCACTTGTTCGAGCTTCAAACTCACCTTTTAAAATGCCTAATACTTCAGAAGCTGACTCTCCAGCACTTGGATTAAAATGCTCTCCTTTCATTTTAGCAAACTCGTTAGCTTTCCAAGTAGCATACTGATCTAAAGTATAATCTGGACCAACTTTTTTAATTAATTTTTTAGGATTTAATTTAGCTTCTTCAACTGCTTTATCATATGCTTTTTTCCATAAAGGATTTCTTTTATCCATAGTTTGAAAACCTTCAGGTCTATAAACAAATTCCATTGGTATTAAACCTCTTTGCCCAGCTATCATACTAGTATTAGCTCTTCCTAGGTTCCATATAAAGTTAATTCCTTTTTCTAGACTTTTTAAATTATTTTTCTTGGAATTTAAATAGTCTTTCTTCATTGCAGATATTGCTTCTTGAGCTTTTCTATAATTTTCTGCGTCTATCTTAGGATAAGCCGCTTCTTTTTCTGATTTAGTTATTAATTCTCCTTTTCTTAATTTTTCATTGTAACTTTTAAATTGACCGGTTACATTTTGAACTTTTATACTTTTCCAATCAACATCTTTTATAAGTTCTTTCGTTTCATTAGATAATATTTTGTTTTCTTTTAAACTTTTGTTGTTTTTAAGGCCTTTTTTAAAACTTTGATTATCTATTTTTAAAGCATCAATAATTCCTTTAGACTCTCCACCTTTTCCAGATGTTTTCTCTGCGTATCCAACAAGCTGTTCTATTTGCTTACTTGTTAAAGCATCAATAATTTCTTTTGGAAAAGTATTTTCAGCAAAATCTATAATACTTGATTGAAATTCTAAAAGTTCTTGTTGTCTTACTTGAGGTAATTTATCTTCCGTATAGAAGAAACTTTCTTGATTTACTATTTTTTCTAATATAGGTTTTAAAGTTTCTACAGGAACATCAAGGTTTTTAGATATTGCATTTAAATTTTCTTTATTTAAAACTTTATTTCTAACTTGGTTAATGTAGCCAGAGCTTTTTACTTTTGGCTGCGAACCTTCTAAAACATTAAAGTAAGTATCGTTAATAAACTCTCCAAGCTCTGGATTGTTTATAGCTGCTTCCTCCATTTCTTTTCCACCCTTTAAAAACTCACCAATAACTTTTTCTACTTCTTTTTCTGATACTTTTTTATTTGGATTTTCTGTATTGTATTTTCTTGTTAAATCTTTAGAAGCCATTGTAGTTGACGGATCAACTTGCATTTTCTTACTTATTTCAGCTATCTCTTTAGGTTCTTTACCTATTCTTTTTAAGTTTTGTGGAGTAGCATCTCTAGTTAATCTATCAACTAAACCTTCTGCAAAGGCTGTTTTTCTAGTACCTCTTAATCCACTCTTAGCTCCGGTGGTAGGACTTATAGTTGGCGCTAATATATAATCTGATAATTGTTTTGGAGTAAAATCTTTAAACTCGTATATATTCACGCCTTGAGCAGTATTTTCCACATACACTTTATCGTTAAGCATAGCTGCATCAATTTCAGTTTGCTTAGTTAAACGCCTAGGTGGTTTGGTAAATATTCTATTTTCAGGTTTGGTTTGACTTTCTAATCTAACAAAGAATCTAGGATCTAAAGTTTCCTTCATTTTTTCTGACATTTTCTTAATAGAAAATTCATAGTTTTTACCTCCGCCTAAAGCTTTTTTAACTTTATTAGTTAACTTACTTCTCGATGCTTCTGTTATAAAGCTTTTAAATTCTTTTGTTTCGACACCTGGTATTTCTCCTTCAAATATTTCTAATAAGCCTTTATCAATTTCATTTTTTAAATCTTCAGTAAATATCTCTGGAAAGTCTCTAGTTATTTTAGACTTTGGAGTTACTTTAGCTTTTCTTTCTTCTGAAGCTATAATAGCTTCTTCTGGCGTTGCTTCTTTTGAAACTATATCACGCTTTTCTCTTCCTTCTGTATCTACATCACTTAGTCTTTCCTGCTTTCCTAATTCGCTTAATTTTTCTTGTTTACCATAAAAGGCTTGTCTTTTTGGTTTTATGTTACTGTAAAATAATGTAGAAAACTGTCTAGTTTTACCACTAGCATCTGTTTTTTTATATCTTCTTAATATACCTGGTAAAAACTGATTAGCATAAGATATTGCTTCTGAAGCTGGTATTTTAACTTTTCCAGGTATTCCAATATCTTTTCTAAAGCCTAAAGCGTCTAAGGACATGAACTCTATCTCTTTATTAAATATATCTTTTTCTTTTTTAGTTAGATTTCTATCTATATCTCCACCTGCTTTTTCAACTAGTTTTTGAACTGTTTTTTTAGCTTTATTTACATTTTCTTTAGATATACTTTTAACGTTAGCTTTAAGATCTGTAACTTTAATATCTTCTGTTAAATCTTTAGAAGCTACTTTTTTACCTTCAGCTTCTCTATTGGCTTTAACTAGTTCTGCGCCTATTACATCTATTTCATCTAACTTAGCAAGTGTTTGCATTTTAACTTCAAACCTTCCACCCATTCTAGTTTTCTCACCTATCATGCCTAGTAGTTGAACTACATCTTTAGCTGTTTTAACATTAGGTGTTTTTAAGCCAGCCTCAACAAGAAAGTCTTTAACTTCTAATCTAACTTGATTCATGAAAGTAGATGCTAAGTCTGGGTTGCTGTAATAAACTTTTGGATCAGCTAAAAATTCACCCATAAAAGCTAAGTATTCTTCAGCTGCTAAGTTCTTACCTTTCCATGTTCTAAGATCTATATTATATCTTTCTTTAATTCTTTTAGCTAGCTCAGTTCCTTCAAATTCACCAAAGTCAAATCCTTCAAATACTTTACCTAAGTTTTTAGTAAAGTTTAATTTCATACCAGGATTAGCTTCAAGATAAGCGTTTAAAGCAACATGTGTAAATTCATGAGGAGGTTTACCAGCCGTATAAGCATCTAAGTCAAAAAACATTTCTTTTGTCTTAGGATTATACTGAGCAGTGTTTTCTGCACTGTCAAAGTTCTTTTTAAACATAGGAGTTTTAGGATCGCTTCTTCTACCAAACTTAACTTTAACACCTTCAAAATTTGGTACAAGAGATTTCATAGCTCTATTCATAGGCTCTGTAATCATTTTATCAAAGTCTTTTTCAAAGTTTTTAGAATTAGGATCTAACTTATGATGCATAGTTTGAGCTTGTATCTCTTGATTTAAAGTTTGTATTCTTTGAGTATACTCTGCAAATTTCTTTTGATCTTTTGGTGATAAATCTTTAAATTGTTTTTTAGGCTTTAATTGGTCTGGAATTACAACACCATCTTTATCTACTTTTAATTCACTAGAAAAACCATCAACAAAGTCTAACTTTTGCCCCATCAAGTTATTAACTTCGTTTTTTAATTCAGAAATAACTTCATACTTTCTTTGAGTAGTCATGAAGTCCCCTCTTTTAACGTGTGTAAAACCCGTTAAACCAAAGACCATACTATTAACAATAGCTCTTCTTGATACTGTGCTAAAGTCTTTATACATCTCATCGAACTCTGCTTTAAAGTTTTTATCACCCATAAAGCTTTCATAAGCTAGTTCTGCAACTCCAGCTCCTTCAGCTGATATAGCTCCAATTGGTCCGGCTTTTATAACTTTTTGAAACAAAGGATCTAACCACGCGAATGCCCCTTTAAGTTTTATACCGCTTGTTGCTGCACCTAAAGTATAAAAAGTAGCACCACCACCAGGTTTCATATCTAGTATTGTTTGCATCTTAGCTTCTTCAACAACAGCTCCGGTTATAAACTTAGCCATAGGTGACATTTTACTAATTAACTTAGCATAACCCATAGCATTCATAACGCCTCCAGTAGCGCCTAATATCATTAAGTCAGGCACAAAACCACCTATTCCAGAAGTAACTTCTTCTGTCATGCTCATAGATATGTTTTCTTTCTGATCTTCTGTTAATTCTATTTTACCACCCATTGATGCTTGTATATCAGGTGTGTTATTAGCAGTTTTTATAGCTCTATCTAAATTATCTATTTGAGTTCTAGCCGTCCCTTCAGTTGTACCTGTTAAAAATTCTTCAGCTTCACTCTTGTTCATACCTAAAGTTTCCAAAGTAGCAACAGCTCCAGTTTGTAGAAGATTAACAAAACCATCAGGTTTTTCTATAGCTCCAACATCTACGTTGTTTATAGCTAAATTTCTAAAAGTTCTAGCTGCTACAGTTACTTCATCAACCTCTTCATTGTACATTTTAACAGCGTTAAGATCTTTATCACTTATTAAATTAGCTAATTCATCAAAGTAACCTTCAAAGTTTCTAGAATCAATACCAGCAGCTCTTAAATCATATAGAGATATATTTATATTACCGTTGTTATCTATGTTATCTTTTAGTCCATTTGCGTCTAAAGCTCTTAACACTTTTGCTCCCATTGGATTACCACCTGAAAGTTGCTCTGGTGTAAATTTTAAATTAACAAAACTATTTCTACCATCAGCTTCAAACTGTTGTAAATACAAAAGCTCATCGTTAAACAATTGCTCTACAGCTTCTCTTTGAGATAAAGCTGGGTTTTCATTTATTAAGTTTTGAGCCCTAACACCTGCTGTATTCTCAACATCTTGAGATACTTTATTTAATTTTTTTGTAGACTCTTTACTTCTACCTTGCATATTAAAAAACTTAGAGTTTAACTCTTCGTTTATTTCCTTGTAAGTTCTAGGTTTTCCTTGGAAAGATAAAGGATCTCCAGGCATCCAACCACCTATTACTTTAGTACTTGTAGCATTTTGCTCTATAGCTTTATCAAGATCTTTATAATCGTTTTCTAGTTCTATCTTTCTTTTGTTTAAATCGTCTAGCTGACGATTTCTTTTTGTAGAAGATTCATCTTTATCAACTGTTCTATTAACAGCTTGAGGAATTAAAACATTATTTATATTGTTTAATTCTTTAGTTATTTCAAATTGTTTAGCTTTTAAACTATCACTAGCAAGTTCTACTTCACTTTTGCCTTTGTCAGCTTCTAAAACAAATATCTCCTTAAACTCAGGTGAAACTTCAGTAGACTCAGGTCTTATTCTATTTGATTTATAATCTCTTTCTACTTGGTCTTTATTATCTACAATAGTTTCATTATATAAAAAATCAAAAGAACCTTTATCAATAGGTATACCTGCTTTTTTTACAAATTTATCATAAATACTATCTTTTATTACAGCATGTTGCTCTGTAGATATAGTATAAGTATCAGAGCCTAAAGCATTTTCATTACTAAATCCATAATCTTGTAGATTTTTAAAAGCTTCTTTTTGTAAAGCATCCATAACAGGAAGCAACACTTCCATTTCTTCTTTATTAGCCTTACGCTTATCTATAACTTTATCACCACTAGTAAAACTAGGTTCTCCTGGAAAGCTTGGTGTAGATATAGTTTTGACTACATCTTCTATGAGAACATTGTATAATCCATCCTTGTCAGGAGCTAGACTAGTACCTTGAGTCAAACCTTCATAATCTGGTATGTCTTCTAAGCTAGAAAAAGCATCTGTATCTACTGTAACATCTGGTTCTACAACTTGTATTTCTTGTTTTCCTAATTCTATTTCTTTAAATTTTTCCCAATTAGCTCTTTCTTTATCCATCAGTGGAAGAGCTTCATATTCTTTAGCAGACATGCTAGGCTTCCAATCAAAAGTTTCTACTTCAGAGATAATTTCTTCTTTTTTAGGGATAATTTCTTCTTTTTCTTTTTTAGGTTTTGTTATTTCGCCAGAAACACCTACTAAATTTTTAAAGTCTTCTTCAGAACCATTATAACCTGTTTCAACAAATTGATTAAATGATGCCTTCAAAGCTTCTTCATTAGTATTTATTAAATTAACAAAGTCTTCTGATGTACCATTATAACCTGTATCAACGAATAACTGGAAGGCTGCTTGTAGAGCTTCTGGATTCATATATTATTTAATTTATTGATTAAACTTAGCTCCAACACCTGTAGAAACTACGGAGTCTTTAGCTATTTCTTTTATTTGTTTTTCAAACTTTAATAATCTTTCATTTGTAATAGGTATACCTGAAGAGTATTCTTTAAGGGTTTTTAAATCCTCATCGCTGCCTGCTGCAGCATAATTAACTTGAGGGAAGAACAATAACTTGCCATCTTTGTATTTAATTTTTATATCTTGTATTATTTTAGTTCCTGAACCTGTTGCAAATCCGCTTCCTTCAAATCTACTTTTTAAATCATTTGTTAATTTGACTTTAAGTTTAGCTTCAGTATCACTAAGTCTTTGAGCTTTACCTGATTCAACGTCTCCCGGTTTAACCTCTTCGCCTGTAGAAATTACTCTATTAGGATTTTTAAGAGCTTTTTCAAAAGCTGTAGCATCATTTATTATTGTATCATAACTTACTACTTTTGTTTCTTCACCTTTTACACTATTACCTCCACCTTTTCTTATTTCTTCTTCACTTAGAGTGTAGTTGTCTTCTTCTTTTAAGTATTTGTTTTCAATTTTTTTAATTAAAAGTTTTTTTGCTTCTTCATTATTTTTATCTGGACTATAAACACCTTTTCCACCCAGCATTTGCCATTCAGACTGTGTTAATCTAGCACCTTTATTAAACCAGTCATCCAAAGTTTCATTAACATTTTTTCTAGCCTGAATGTAACTATTTTCAACATCAGTAAATTTTATAGTTTCAAGTTTGCCTTTTTCGTTTAATTCTTCTCTGTAATCAATAATTTTTGTTTGAACTGGCTTCCAATCTTCTTTTAATTCTCCCCAAATACCACCTATAAAAGTATCAAACTCTTTACCGTTTACTGTACTTACTAAATCATTACCACCTTCTTTATAACTTTTATAATCATTTGCATTTAGATTAAACTCTTTGCCATCTGCACCTGTATAAGTAATGTCAAAACCAGATGGTGTACCTATAACTTGAAACCTTTCAGGATTGTATCCTTTGGCAATATCTAATAACATATTCTTTTTAGTAGCATGTAAAGGATCATCACTGTTTAGTATAGCACCATCATTGCCTTCTTTAATCCACTCTCCATTAACATAAGCGTTTTCAACTTCTTTAGCTTCACCATTTAATAAAGCTGCCATAACCGGATATTGAGTTATCATGTTTTTAATAGCTCTTTCAGCTGCTCTATAAGCTTCTGTATCTGGTAAATTATCACCCATTATATCTAAATAATGTTGAGCATTGTTTTTTAATTGATTTTGAATACTAACAGCTTCTTGTCCCCAATCATCAGTTCTTTTTTGATTAATACCTTCCCAATTGTCTATATTAACTTGATAACCATCTACAGCTGCTTGTTGTCTATTTTTTAAGTCTTTTAATTCTTTATCTTTTTTTTCTTGCTCTTTTTTAGCTTCTTTAGCTCTAGCTATTTCTTGAGCTCTTTGAAACCTAAGCTCATTACCTATTTGCTGATTAACGTTTTGTAAACCCTGATTTAAAGTATTAAAACTTTTATCGATTATTTGACTTGGTTGTCTGTATGTTCCCATATTATTAATTAATTTTTACTATCAAAAAGCAGGTCTACTATCTATTCTAGCATTTCTTTTAATTATCCTATTACTTTGTCTTGTGTTTTTTCTTTGCTGTCTATTTAAAGCATTTATTTGCTGAGTAACTGGATCTATATTACCAGCTCCAGCAATACCCATTTGCATTAAACCTCCTGCAGCTCCAGTAAAAGCACCCATAGCATCTGCTTGGTATTGCATTTGTTGAGCCATTTGATTATCTATTAAAGCTTGAGTCCTGTCTAACTGCATCAACTCTCTGTTTTCTTGTTGCTGCCAAGCTTGTTGTTCAGCTCCAATAGCAGCTTGCTCTAGTGATAACTTTTGATTTTGTACACTTATTTCACCTTGAGCTTTTAATTGATTATTTCTAGCTTCTTGTTGTTCGATGTTAGCTGATATACCTCTTTTACTTCTAGCTGCTGCCTGTGCTAATGCTGTTGCTCCACCAGCTCCAAAACCTCCAGCTTGCATAGAATCTAAAGTATTTGCTAAAGCCAAATCAGCTTGTTCAGCTTGCATTTCTGCAGCTTGAGTAGCAACTGGTAGGTTAGCATAAGGATTAGTTATTTGGCCAGCTAAATCTTTTATATCTTGACTAGCATTGTAAATATCCTGTCTAGAGTTTTCTAAGTCTGTAAGTTGATCTTGTAGTATTTTAGCATCGGTTTTAGCTTTATTAGCTTTATTGCTAGCTATTATGCCTGACACAACTTGACCAGCAGCACCAACCGCAGCTATAGCTAAAAGCGGTAAAGGCATTGCTAATTGAGGTTCATAATTAAATGTTTCTAATATTTCTAATAACATATTTTATTTTTTAAGATGATTGTACAAATGTAGTTCCTACAGACCATATTTCTTTTGGTCCACCAACATTAGTAGATGAGTCTACTCTTATTTCTACTGTTGCTAAATACCCTTTTATACCAGTAAGAAAACTTCCACCTATTACTTCTTCAAAACTTAATGTTGATTTATTATTTATATTAGCAACGTATAAATTTTCTTTTCTACTAAAGCCTGCTCTTTGTGGATAGCCACTATTAGGATCTATATATAACCCCTCGTTGAAACTAGGTATTATGTTTGCTGAATCAACAAAGCCTACACCATTATTATTATATTTTGTTGAATCACTAATAATTGAACTAATTTTCCAACCGTTATCACCTTCATAGTTTATAGTTTGAAAGTTCTTTTTAACAGAAGGGCTTGTGTTTACTGTAAAGTTTAAAAAACAATCACCAAGAAATCCATAATAATTTAAAAAATTAGTATTAGTAGAGTTAGACAAATAATGCTGATAAATACAATTTTCATATGTAGAAAAATAACTTCCTTTCAAGCTAGTTATAAATCCAGGTTTATAAGAATATCTACTAACCCAACCATTAACACCATCATCAAATGACAATGTAGTAAAGTCTGTGTCTTTAGTAACATAAGTCGGCTTGGACTGTAAAGAAACAGTATAATACCTATTATGATTATCCCAACCACCAACTATTTTACTTTTATATTCGTAACTAAAAAATCCAGAATTTTCTGTAGTAATTGAGTTGTTAGTTGTTACAGCTATCAAAACTGGATCAGATCCAGGCACAATAGAAGTATTAGTTACTATAGCTCCAGTATCAACAGCAACGTTGCTAGAGTTTAAGTTTAAAACTTTACTACCTAAAAATATATCACAATTACTTACGCCTTGTACATAAAAAGGATTTTGAACACCAGTCAAACTATTTAATTCGCTAGAGGTTAAAATAAAAGATATTGAACCACTAAAGTTAACACCATCGCCAGTTACTACAACGGTATCACCAACCATATAACCAGAACCGCCAACTGCGGTTGTATTGACTTGAACAACTGATTGAGAAGCAGTAGTAACAGTTACTTCAGCACCTGTACCTGTGTTGCTAGAAGTAACAGTTATATTAGCGCTTGTTCCAGCACTTAAAAAAGTATAATTACTTAAATTAAGGCTAGCAGCCAGTAATTCCTCTCCATCTTTTATAGATCTTGGAGGATTAGCTGCTAAAGTCCATTGTATATTCTCTGTTTTATAATTATGATCTAAAGCACTTAAACTGTCTCTAAAATAATCTTTCATACCGTAGTTAGATATCTCAGTTAAACCATCTCTAGATAGCCTAATAATAGACCCTCTAATAGGATCTGCAAAATATTTTCTAAAACCATATTGAGCAAATGACTCAGGGTTTTTGCCAATACCAAATCTACCTAGAAAAGGAACATTTTGACCTATAACTAATATGTCAGGTGTTTCAGCGGCTCCTTGAGTTCCCGAGTATATAGTGTTTTTATTAATTAAAGACTTACTAACTTTGTTTTCTTGAAATATAACTAAGTTAGTATCTTCTGCAAAAAGTTTTTGTATACTACCATTTGCTGGATCTAAGTTACTAGTTATAGTTTTACCAACAGAAAAAACGTTTGTTTCGTTTACGTCTGTTCTAGAATTATATACACCAGAGTATATTAATGAAGATTCTCTAATGTTTTGAACAGGGTTTTTTTCATTTAAATAAGCTCTCACACCTTGTGAAACCATGTCATTGTTAAAACCTCCTTTAATTCTAGCTTCTTCTATATAAAAATTATTAAGAGAGTCTGTAGCATTTACAGGAAAAATAGGATAACCATATGGATTCCAATCTAAGCCAGGCCATTTAGGATCGTTGTAAGATGAACTACCTTGAACTTGCTTAGCCCAAAATGAATTAAAATATTTCACTTCTATTATTGCACCCATTTTATAATCACTTATTTTTAATTAATATTACTTTAAAACTATTGTTGAGTTATATTTATAGTTATATTTCCGGCATTCATTCCGCCGCCATCTTCTACTTTAAATACTGCTTTCCACGTTACAAAATTTAAAGCCGCAGAAACGTTAACAGTAACGTTAAAAGGATCATTATTTGCATTGTTACCAAAAAAGTTTTTAACTTGTTGCCAAAGGTTTGGATCTCCATCTGGGTCAATAGAGATAGAAGGTAAAGATCCAAGGATCGTGTCTAAAGAATTAACCCTTACAAGTATTGAATCATCATCTACCGAAGTAGTAGGTGTAGAGTTTAAACCCCCGACTGCATTAAAAGATGATATTCTTACAAAAGCTCTAGTGTTAACATACTCTCGATTTAAAACTATTTGATAAGATTCTACTGCACCTAAATTATCAGTAATATTACCACTGCTATCGGCTTGTCTTATTATAGTAGGCCAACTGTTAGCATCAGCAGAGCCAATATGAAACCAATTACCGTTTGCGTCTTGCAGTTGTATAATAGGGCTAAAAGGTCTATTAGCACCTTGAACAGCCTTCAGTGAAATTAATGTCCATTTAAGTTCATTTTTATTTAAGCTAATATCTCCACTACCATTTATTGCTGAAAAAACAGCAAAACTTCCGTCAGTATTTTTTAAAGTATTTGAAAACTTATTAATATAATAATTTAATGGTGGCAATGGGGTGACATAACTAGGTTCTTTGTTTTCTATACTACCAGAAAAACTTTTAAATACATCAATTCCATTTAAGCTTAATTTAACAGTAAAATTAAAAAAAGTTTTATTTGAATCTGAACTAACAAAAAACCCACTTCCCGCAATTTTTTTAGTTTTAATAGTGAAAACACCATTATTATTATTTAATTCAAAATCATTTAATCTATTTGCATTATTTCCATCAAAAACGCTAACTAAAGTTCCTGTAGTATTAACACTTGTTATGTTAGAATTAACAACACTAGTTGGAGTGAAAGAGTTAGTACATGATATACTTCCTGTTTGTGACTCATCTAAAGTAAAAATTATAGGTGCAATATTTATAGGTATCTGTGTATCTGTAGTACCTACTAAAACAGCGCTGTTTAGTTCACTAATAAGACCAGCAGATGTAGTTTCATAAAATATATCTAATAAAGACTTTGAAGGTTTTGTTTCAAACACAGCTAGTTTTGTAGAAAAATCATTTTCTTCTGCAACGCCTATAGTGTCAGAAGTAGATAATACACCAACTATTGGATTATTTCCTGAATTAAAAATTATACCAGGAGGTCCAAAAGTTACAGTATCAGGAGCGCCACCACCTGTAGTTGTCACGGCATTGTTTAATATTACACTAGAACCGGTGTTTGTTTTGTAATAAGAAACAACATATAGACCAGCTGATAAAGGTTGTGTAATAACTCCAAAAGAATCAGTGATTATTATACTCATACCTGGTTGTATATTTTCTCTAAAATTCTCTAACTGTATCTCTGTTGTTGTGCCATTAGCTTTAACTACGTCTGAAACTCTAGTTAAATCTATACCTAAATCAGTTAACTCAGATAACAAGACAACATCTTCAACGTCTGTACCTGGGTAATACTGTTTAGAAGAAGTTGATGTATTTTCAACTCTTAAACTTAGTTTAGTATCAGATCTATAGTTTGTTTGGCTAGGCCCTACATCAGATAAATCTTTAGGTATTTTATTTATGTTATCACTGTACAAGCTTATAGTAGCTTTAGTGGAACTAGACAAACCTTCTTCATTTATAGCTCCATTAACTATACCTGGTAAATAAACATTGTAATAATCTTGTTCTTGTTGTTTTACAACTATTTTATAGCTGTACCAACCTGTAAGATTAGAAAATACATTAGTGTTGTAAATGAAAGTAGCGTCATCACCAATTGCGCCTGGTATTGTTATTATATCTCCATTAACATATCCAACTCCTGGATTATTAATAGTGACTGAAACTATATAACCAGAATTACCTTTAAATAAAGTATAGTCTACAGTTAAACCACTACCACTACCTCCAGTTGTACTAACATTTATTCCTGGGCCACTAGTATAACCACTATTTGATATTAAATTACTTATGGTAGCAGGGTTATAATCAGTAAACAGACCTGGATAACCTAATTCACCTATACTTTCTGGTATTTGAGAATTAAATTGAACTTTTAAAGAGTCTCCAGGCCAAGTTGAGGGTGGTGATGAAAAGGTATTTATTAATGTTGGACCTGCAGAATAAAACGGATGAAAAATAGTAGATCCTTCGTAAGAAACATCTGATAAAATTGATTTTTCTTTGTCTAATGAAGATAATATTACATCTGACTGTCTTCCGTATCTGTCGGATAAAACTATACCAACTTGATAGGTTCTGTTCTGTTTTAAAGTGTGATTTTGGTATTCTTTTTTTATCTGAGGGTTTAAAACACCAGATTCTGGAACAGTTATAAAAGATTTAGCAGCAGCAGCTATTTGATAATTAAGAAACTTGTTGCTTGTGTGTCCATCTACATAGTTGGCATATATAACTCTATTTCCAGAAACTTCTTGAGCTAAAGCTTTTAAAGGCACTTTATCGCTTACTCTAGTTATTTCATCTTCCGGCAAGACTCTTTTAGGTGCTCTTGATTGGTATTCATATATAATATAATTTGAATTAACACTTTCAAAACCTTCTTTAGTTATAGTATCTAAAACTTTTATAACATTTTCTGAGTCGTCTTTATATATTATGTCTATTTCAGATAAGTGCATTTTTTCATTAACTTCACTAAAAAGTTCAGTATTAGAATTTAAACATCTAGGTGAAGGAATTTTTAAATCAATACTGTTAATTTTATTTTCAAAAAACTCTAAATCAGTAGATTCATAAGCCAACTGAGAGTCATAAATAGTTTCATTTACTGTTGAGTTATTTGTAGTTCTAGATCTAGTTTTAGATAAAAAATATCCATTTTGATCTGGCACAAAACAAGCTTGAGTAAAAGGTGATATTAAAGAATATTCATTATCATTAAACTTAAACCTATAAGCAAATCTTACAAATTTGTCTTTTAAAAATTCACAATCACCAGGCCAGTTAGCATTGTAATCCGGATTAACGCCAGCTGTTATTATTGTACCAACCCCTGTAGTTATTGTTTGAGGATTATCTTTCCACTCTATTATCATGACTAAAGTGCCAAGAGCTAAACCCGCATTAGTTAGCCTAGCGCCTGATGGAGTTATATCTACACCAGCAGAATTTGTTATTTTAACTAAAGACCCAACAAAGTTAGCAAAAGGATTAGACCCAAAACCTGGCTGAGGTGCAAAAGGTTGTCCAGACTCTATAGTTCCAACCCAAGGTGTTGAACCATTTGCTATGGTAAAAGATTCTGTTTCAGGTAGAAACTCACTGCATTTGTCTTTCATTGTAGATTGTAACTCTACAACTAAAGTTATTTGAGCACTACCTGACTTAGGAGCTATGTTTATAATATCACCGTTTTGATAACCAGTACCTTGGTTTATTATTTTTACAGCAACTAAATTCCCATCACCTTCTACAGGCGGAGATTGCCCAGAACTACCAGCACTAGTTATTTGAACTGTTAGTCCAGTTCCAACACCGGTACTAGCAGTTGTTGGTATAATTTCACCTAGTATAAAGTAATAACCAGCTGGATCAACAACACTTCCACCTCCATTGTCTGTTACAGTATAATCTACTATGTAATTATCTAATAATTCAATGGGCTCAAAAGGATAATATTTAGCTACTGATATTTGATCTTCATTAGTATAATAATTAGGACTATCTAAGTTCCCTGGATTAGCTTTTAAAACGTTAATTTTTCTAGGTTGATTCCTGTTATCAGTCCAAAATAATAAATCTTCAAGTAAGTTTATATTTAATATCTCATGAGTTAAAGAGAAATTTAAAAATTCACCTTCTGCAAGTTTTGTATTTAAATTTGTTTCAATATTTCTTTTCCATATTTGACAAATAGCATTTTCATTTGGAAATAAATCTAACTTGCTATTAGAAGTATCTATAAAATTAGTTATAAAAACATAAATATCTTTATTTTTTTCATCTGCAAAAATACCAATTATTTTAGCTTCGCAATTATTAGTTAAACCAAAATCTGTTAGTTTTACATTACCAAGAGCGGTGGAAACAGTTCCAACATCAGAATCTTCAGATTGACTAATTTCTATATTTAAAGCATCTCTATACTCACCATTAGGAATTAATCTTTCATCTAGATCTTTATTCATTCTAGATTTTATAAAAGTGTTTTTAGTTTGAGCCATACTTAATGTTTAATCCATTTAGATTTACCTCTCATTACTTGAGTAAATTCTTCAAGTTTAATATTACTTAATCTTATTTTAGCATTTCTTAGTTTAGCTGATCTTTCCTTTTTGTATCTTTGAACTATATATTCTGGAAAATTGGCTCTTGTAGACACTATAGAATGCATTATATGAGCATATAAAGCATCTTCTGCCATTTTAGGTATCTTAGTATCCATATCATATGCTAAACCATCAGATATGTATTCTAGTATTATCAACTTACCTACTAAACCACTTGAAAAACTAAACTTACCTTCTCTTTCGTTTATAGTAAACCAACCGTTTTTTTGTGAAACTTCAGGCTGCAAACCGTATCTAGCGCCAAATTCAGCTTTCCACCAAGACCAATCATATACATCCGCGTTTTCAAAAATCTCATTTGTTATTTGGCCTGTTATGTCTAAATTATTGTTATTAGCCCATCTAGTATCTGTTATAGCTTGCTGAGACTCTAAATTTTCTCCAAAACTGTTTTGAGTTATATCTCCAGTAGCGTCTTGAATTAATGGTTGTGTTGGGTTACTAGTTAATGTAGTTGGATATATAATGTGTTTAACACCTGTTTTATCAACCCAAGATAACTGAACATAATTAACATAGTCTTGAGGTATTGCTAAAGATAAACTAGGTGGTATTGTTAGCTCTTGAGAATTAACAGATTTTAATGTGTCATAACTAAACTCTTGCAAACCTCTTTTAGCATGAAATATAACATCAGTTCTTTTACATCTTGGTATTAACTTATCCATACCAACATAAGCAACCATAAAGTTATTAACTATATCAGTTAAGCTATTGTAAGAATAGCTACCATAGTTATCCCATATTGAAGATTGTTTTAATTCTATACGAATAGAAGTAGTAGTATAAGGACCATTTCTCAGTGTTATAACATTGTTAGCCGCGTCAGAAACATAAGATAAGTCTTCCGCAAAAGCTATGTCATTAATGTATATAGTGTAATTAGAAGCAGAATGTATTTGAGTGCCAGTACTGTCAAAAGCGCTGATTACATCTACTCCGAAAGTACAATTGAAAGTTGGGTTTGCTACACCTGCTAAATTAGGAAATGTTTGTTGACCAGCGTAATATTGTGCGTTTGTTTCAGTTATTAATCCCATGTTTTATTATCTTTTTGAGTTTACTTCTTCTTGAGCTAGTTCTTGAGAAGCTGCTTGAACTATTTGTGGATCTCTTATTATAACTCCTGAATATTTTAATATTTCCAATATAACTTCAGTTTGCATAGAGTCACTTATTTCAAAATTAGTTGAACCATATGTACTACCGCCATTAAAATTACCAGCAGCTAACGTACACACAGCATCAATAGCTCCGCCAAAAGTAGCCGATGCAAAGGTTATTGTGTCACCTATGCTATATCCTGTTCCCGGATCTGAAACAAATATATTAACAATACCGCTTCCAAAAGTTATTTCCATTTTTATTTTTAAACCTGTACCACCTCCAGGTGAGTTTATTGTGACTCCTGCAGAGCTACCATCATACTCAGCTAAAGATAATGTAGGCGCAGTATTGTCTAAATTAGGACTAATAGAACTTAATAAGCTTCCTCCGTTGTTTAATGAGTTTGCTGCAAAAACCGTAGGATCATATATAAATTGACCCAAGTTACCAGCGTAATAACCCCATCTAACTAGATCCGGTTTTCTAATATAATTAAAGGTAACATCTGTGTTTGCAAAAGTCGATGGACTTGGAAACACTGTCAGCTTGTCTTGTTGGTATTTAGCAACAGGAAAATTATTTGTAGGTTGTGTTAAAGGAGATAGTTTTAATTGATTGTAATCTCTGTTACTTACTATCTCTATAGGTGGAGAATTAGTACCTTTATTCCAAGATGCAGAACCAAACCTATGTAAATCAGCTGGTTGGTCATAAACATTAGTAGTAGCAGCTGGGTCATTAGAGGCGTTATCTGTTTTTTCAAATACTTGAAACTCTTCTCTTATATGGTCCATTCTAGAAGCAAACTCCACATTTGTTTTTGGCATACGTATGTATTGGTTATAGTCTTCAAAAAACTTTTCAAAAACTTCTAACTGAACCTGGTTTGCTACATTGTTAAATTCATAAGGTGTTAAGTAACCTCTTTGTTCTTTATTTAATATAGTCAAAACTGTGGTATATACCGTGTTTACGTTTATTGCCATTTTAATATTTTTTTAAAATAAAAAAAGGTACTTCCCTTTTTCATCCAATTACAATTCATTTTTTGCGTACTCAACTAAAATAATTTTTCATCATACATAGTAAAACAATTAACTTGCGTCAATTATCGTAATATTTACAAATCAAATCATTTTTTGCTTTTCAACTAAAATACTTAGTAATCTTCCAATAAGAGAAGCACCTTTTCGGTTTAAGCATAGTAAAATAAAATATCTTCGTAAACTCTCTAACAATTAAAATAAGCGCATAGAGCTATGCTTACTTTTATTATATTACTAAATACGTTACGGTACTATGCTTATTTATATAGTTACTTGTTTATTTTAGTTCTTACTTGTTATTTGAACTTTTTCTCTATAGATCTGTAAACCTCAAGTCCTTCATCTGTCTTAAACCATGCAGCCATAGCTGAATATGGGTTTTCATCAAAAGGCACTGTCATTAGTTTACGACCATTAGCAGCCCATTTAAATGTTCTTTGATCACTGTCAAGTTTAATTATATTCTCTTCAACAGCTCTTATAGCAAAGTTTCTAATTACAACATTTTCATCTTGTGCTAAACTAATAAAAAGTGCAGGATTGTTTTTAGCAAAAAGTAATCCATCTCTTTTTAATTCTTTACTTGAAAGATTAGCAACGCTTGAACCTAGTTCAACTCTTAATATAGCTTCTAATTGATCTATATCCATTGTTTTAGCAGCGTTCATTGCTTCTAATTCTATTTCTAAGTCTTCGTATTCATCAACTGCTTTAGCAACTGCATCGAACTCTTTGAATAAAAGACCATTATGTGGGTGTTTAGCTAGAAACTCTTGTAAGTTTCTTTGCTCTTTTTTAACCATTAAATGGCCTTTTTCAAAGACAATATGTTTTAAAGTGGCTGAACCTTGTTGTTCGTCTACAAATATGCTTTTTTGATTAGTAGCATATCTTAATTCTCTTTCGTAACCTAAATCCTTATCAAACCAAACACAAGGGTATCTTCTAGAGTGTCTAGATGTTATAGTATAGGTTAAAGGCATTTTACTACCTAATAGAAAGTAATTTCTATCTTTATATTCCCAAGTATCTTTTTTAACCTCTTGCTTGGGAGCAGGAGCTTTTTTTTCTTTTGTTTCCATAATATAATATAATATAATAATTAAAAAAGACCCCGCCGAAGCGGGATCTTATTGTTTTTGTTTTACTTAAGCGATGCCGTTAAGCTCTGATGCTTGTGTAGTAGCAGTATCACTCATATCTATAGTTGTAATACCTCCACCATCTACTTTACCTATAGCTTCTATAATTTTAGCTCGTATAGCAGATCCATTTCCAGTTGAATAAATTATCAACGAGATTGCACTGTCATCACTAGCTAATAGCCCGTAAGTAATAGAGCAATCATTAGTGGTCGAATCAATTTTAATAGCATTACCTAAAAAAATTATTTGGTCTCCACCAAATGCAGCGTCATAAAATTTTATATATCCCATTTTTCTTATTTTTTTTAAATGTTAATAATTAATTAAGCTCCTTTAAATAACACGAAGTTATTAGCAGCTTGAGTTACTAAACATCTTTCAGATAAGAAATTAACTCTCATAACATCAAGATCAGAAGTGTAAGCTCCACCAACTGAACCAGTGATCCAAGATTTCATCTTTCTATCTTCAGTTTCAGAAGCTCTATATCTTACATGTAAGAAAGGACGTCTGATGTTTGATCCTAACATTTGATCGTACACTGTAGTTGTTCCAGCAGGAACCATTACACCATCAATCTCATTATCTAAACCTCTAGTAGTAGCATCATTTAAATATTTCCAATCAGTTTTATAGAAGTCATAAGAACCTCTTCTAAAACCTGAAAATCCAAAGTTTAATGCCATATCTCCGTCATTGTCAAAAAGACCATAAGAAGCAGCTTGCTTAGAAGCATAAGCTCCGTTAACAGCAGCAATCATATCATCAAAATCAAGAGCAGTAGCTCTAGATAAAAATAACATGTTCTCTTCAATAGCACCTTGCTTATCTAGTTGCTTAAGGATTTCATCGAAATCAGCTAAAGCACCTGAACCAGGAGCAGCAGCACCAGCAAATCCAGAATATATATTACCTCTATCTTCGATAGCAGCAAATAAACCTTCAGTACCTTTTATAACTTGATCTCCAGCAGCAAATACACTACCATCAAAAGTTTTATCAGCAGTAGCCATTTTAATACCTTCTACCATTGACATTTCAAGGTAATCTTCAAATCTTAATCTTGTTTCAGATTCAGCTTTTAGATACCATAAGTAACCAGATTGACCATCTTCAGTAGATACTTCAATCCAACCAATTTGAGCAACGTCAGATCCACTTAGTTCATAATTATCTTTAAGGATAATTGGAGAATTAGTGAAAGTTTTAGCGGTAGGAGTAATAGCTCCAGCCATACCACTTGTTCCTTTTCCAAATTCAGAACCATAAACGAATAAACTGTTATCAGCACTAATTAAAGCACCACCTACTAAAGTAGCCCCTTCATAGCTAGTACAAGTTAACTCATTTGAAGTAGCACCACCTACGTTAGTTACTAAAAGTTTAGCAGTAACTAATCCAGTAGCATTATCAGAAACTAAAATTGTATTACCAATCCTTACAGCACCTGTAGCTTGACCAGCGGGCAAAGCAATAGTTACTGTATATACTGGATCAGCGACTGCTACAACAGTTACAGAGTCATAAGCAACGTGTAATCTATTTTGCTCAGACCAAATAACTTGATCAGATGTCATTGGCATTTCAGCGCCAACCATTCTCAAGAAACCACCTAATGTTCGGTTTCCGTATCTTTCTACTTCTGCTTCGTAAAGCTCAGGTAGATATTGTTGTGCCCACGCATTAAATCCGCCAGCTGCGTCTTGGAAGTTAATATAGTTCCCTTCTACAGTGACTTTGTTAGGCATTGGAGTAATAGAAGCTGGAAAGCCTCCTCCGGATAATCCCATAATTTTTATTTTTTAGTTGTTGTTGTTTTTTGTTTTTATTTTCAACTTAGAACTATCTGCGCCAGTGATTGCACGTACTTTTAATCCATTAATAAAAATATCACCATTAGCCTGTGGCCTAGGTTCATTTGTTATATTCTTAGATTTAGCCATCATATTCTTTACAGCATCGGCTTTGCCTTGCTCATAAAAATGATTAGCAATAGTATCTGCATTTTCAGCAGCGTAAATAGCTTTGTGATAACCTACAGTATCAACAACTTCTCCCTCTTTGTTTAAGAACTTCTTAACAAACGTGTTTAAGTTTGACTGTTTTTCAGCGACATCATTAGCATTTGATATTTTATACCTAAATTTCTTTTCACCTAAATCAAAATCGAAACCTTCGAAATTATCAGTGAAATAATCATTAGTTTTATTTTTAAATGACTCATGATGCTTTTCAGCTATTTGTTGTTCTTTGTTGTATCTATTGAAAAAATCCATAGCTCTTTGTTGTTCCTGAGTAACGCCCGGTCTCAACTTGATCTCGTCGTAATACTTACTCTTGGTTTCTTCCAAAAAGTTTTTGGCTTTTGCAATTTCTTCTTTAAAAGCAAGTTTCTTTTTCTTTATATCTCGCTCTTCGTCTATATCTTCATCATACGAGAAATTATCTTCCATTATGAAAGCTATTTCTTCTTGATTAAGATGTGACTTAGTGTTTTTATAATATTCTTTAAGCAAAGCGTTGTCATCAATATTAGAATAATCTCTATTTAATCTAACATAGTCTTCAATATTACCACCTGTTTCCTCCATAAAAGAAACTAGTTTTTCGATGTTATCAGGTAATTGTTTTCCTAAAACCTTTTCATCTCTTACAGCTTCTTTATATTTGTTCTCTACTTTTTTAGTTTCATCTTCTATTATTTCTAATATAGGAGACTCTACTGTTTCAGCTTGGGTGGACCGTACTTCTTCAACCACTTCTTTGCTACTTGTCTCGTCTTTCTTTTCTTCGACAATAGCATCGCTATCATTTGTTTCTTGTGTTTGAACGGCATCTTTTACTTCTTCTTTTATTTCTTCTTTGACTTCTTTTTCTTCTTTGTTAGCTAAATCTACTTTATATGTTTCGTTTGATTTAGTTTTTATAGAAGGCTTTTTAGCTTTAACCTTTAAAGGCTTTACTTCTTCTTTTTGTGACATAATATAATATAATAATTAATAATAATTACTAAGTATTAACCTAGCAATGGGTTTTGTTGATTTTGTTCAAAATCAGTTGGTAATAAATCGTTTTTTCGTTGGTCAATCATTTTACTTTGTTGAGTAGCTTGAATTCTAGTTCTCTCGTCTTTACGATCTTCAATCATTTTTTCTTTTGCATCTATTTGCTGAGTTTCCATTTGTTTTAATTTCATATCAAACTGATACCTTAATTCTAACAACTGTCTATCAATCTCTGCTTTTTGTTGCATTTTATTAATCTCAAACTGAGATTTAGCTTGTTCAACCTGTACTTCTGTTTCTGCTAATGCTTGTTGCTTTTGCATTTCAGCTAAAGCAGCTTTTTCACTAGACTCAGCATTTGCTTGAGCTTGAGCTTGTATATTAGCTTGTGCAGCTTGCTGGTCTCTTTTTTGTTTAGCTTTTCTTCTTTGCTTTAACATTTGATTAGCAAGCTTAATATTATTAATCTCTCTTAAATCAATAGCATCTTCTAAATCAATACCACCAGTTTTTAAAGCTATTTGAATATTTTGCTCTAACACTTGTTTCTCTTCTTCATCAGGCTCTAGCTCTAAGAATATACCAAAGTCGTGTATGTTTAAATCAGATAATTCATCTAAAGTAGCTACATTGTATCTTGATATACTATTTTCTAAAGCTTGTCTAGTAAATGGAAACTCTAAAGAATCAGAAACTCTTAATGATACATTTTCACATGTTCTAGACGTAAGATATAACATTGCTTGTAGTAAATGTCTAGTTGCAGTGTTTGAGTTAGCAGCAGCTAATTTCTGTAACCCTACTAAAGCATTTTTATCAGGAGTACTACCATCTCTTGCTTCATTAAGTCCCGTCACGTCTCTTATCATTTGTAAATAATATTGATAAGTCTGTATTAGGCTTTGTATCTTAGCACCACCAGATCCAGTCTGTAATTCTTGTATTGGAACTTTACCTCTATTTAGATCACCATCTTGAGTTAAACTTCTACCTACAATGGAACCTGTTTGAAAATACATATTCAAAGCTTCAGCTGGATTGTAATTAGTTCCATTACCAAGATCTACTTCTGCTAAGCCATCCATGTCTAAGTATACACCGTCAGGAACCACTCTAGATAATACTTGTTGTATTTTTAAATGAGTTAATTGAATCATATCAGCAAAACCAGTTATACGGTTTACTAATGAATCAATTTTACCCTTGTACATTCTAGGTGCACATATACTATAATTCATTTTCACTTTAGTAGTATCAGCGCTAGGTCTAGTCATATTTTCAGCTAACTCCCATTTTAACATCATAGGATGCCCTAGTATTTTAGCTCCACTATACAAAGTTTCTATAGTTCTAGATACTCTATCAAACTTGTCGTTTTTAGGTGGATTAAAAGTATCTGACTTTTCTAATGCTTTTTCTAAACCCGTATTAGTTTCTTTTATTTTAAATACTTGATCTGAATAAGTTTTATATTCAAAGTAAACTACTTGAACAGTTTGTTGATCACTTCTACCGTTCCAGTTTCTTAAATATTCAGAGTTACCAGGATACTTTTGTATAGTCTCCATTTCTTGATCTGTAAGATAAGGAAACTGCATTTTTAAATCTGATAAAGATATTGATTTAACTTCACCAGCATAATATATATCTTCAAAATTAGGATCTTCTGTATATGAATAAACTAAAGCAGCAGGATCTACGTAGTCTATAACTACGCCTTCCGCTTTGTTCCAGTTAGTTTTTACAGCACCTATACCTAAAACAGTTAAATCTTGACAAAACCTACGTCTTGTTAAATCATATCTATTTCTATTAAGTATATCAGTTATAACCTCTTCTTCAGCTATTTCTATAGACTGCTTATAGTCTAATTGTAAATGCAATTGTAACTCTTCTTCACTTTCTAAACCTAATTCTTTACTAGCTTTACTTTGCATTTCAACACCTAAAGTATCTCTTAATTGCTGTATTAGATCTCTTTCTCTAACATCACGCATTAACTCTTTAGCGTACTCTGTTCTTTTATTAGTTGAAAAAGGATCAACTGCAAAAGCTTTTATTTCGTAATTTCTTTGAGACATGCCATTAACAACAATATCTACAAACTTGGATATAACAGGAACTGGTTTCCAGTCTAAATTTAAGTAAGATAAATCACCATTTATAGCTAATTCGTCTTTATATTTTTGAACAGGTTGTTCGCCTCTTGCGTATAATCTTAAACTATGGTAGTTGGCGTAGTTAGTAGCATAACCACTCATACCAGCACCACCTCTGTAATTCCTAAACCATTCTCCTTCTATAGCTCTACCGACAGCAAGACCATATTCTAAAGTAGCTTTCTCTGCATCAGGTACCACCTGGCTTGGGAACGAACTATTATTATTATAAGAAATCTGATTCATTTATTTATTTTATTATTTTTGAAACATCTCCGTTGTTATTGTATCTTTTAAAACCTAAACTTATAGGTTTATAATTTTTTTCAGGAGTTGGTCTATACCTGTTTTTATTGCAAGCCATTATAGCAAGACCAGAACTTATTGTTGCATCGTACTTAGTTCTGTTGTTTATATTAAATTTACTCCAGTCTTCTAAAGTGTTGTGAAAATACATATCTCCATATCCTTCTTGCAAAGCACCTACATAAGTTTCTATATAAGATTCTATTGCTGCTGCGTGTGCTTGTTTAATATCCTCACTTGAATTAGGTATACCACCTATTTCTTTTTCTGTTGTTGAAAGTTTATTCCAAATTTTATCAGGACGATTCATTGAAAAACCTCTATAACCTCTACGTTTTAAATAATACAATAGCCTAGGTTTGTTATTTTCACAAAGCAAAGGCATACTATAAAATACTAAAGCCATTAACACATCTTCAAAGAATATCTCAGCTGTCTGAGGCCTTGATATGTATTCTAGAAAGAAATGGTTTGGAGGAGCATCTTCCATGCTGAATTTAGTTAGTCCATGTAAAGCACCGTTAGATCCTTTACCGTCAACAGTGCCACTTATATCATAACTATCACAACCAAAAGCTCCAATATGTTCATTACCAGGAGATTTAGTACCATTATTTATAATCACTCGGTTTTGCAAGTTTTTAGGTGGTACCCAAGATATTAAGAATCTTCCATCTTTATTAGGTATAAAAGAAACTTTAGTATCTTTAATTCCATTTTCCCACATAAAACTACCTCTTGTAACTGAAGATATATTATTTAACTCTATATTATAATCTATTTGTTGGTATATTCTAGTTAAATTAAATAAAGTATCTTTAGCTTCATCTCTAAAAGCATGAGCTTCAGTTCTTGGAAATTGACGGTAATATTCATTTAAACCATCTTGATCCGACCTTAAGCCGTCGACTTCGTTTTCCCAGTGCTCAATAACTCCCGTTTTAATTTCAATACCATCAACTCCTTTGACTGAACCTTTGCCTCCAATGAAGACAGGTAGTCCATAAGTATCGATGAATCCTTCGTAGTTCCATTCCATAGGAATGAACAAGCTATAGAGCCCAGAAGATGTTTGTCCGTTTCTATTTCTTTTAGTAACGTCTGAAGCGTAGTATAATTTTTTAAAGTTGTCTCCACCTTTGTCTAAAGCATTTGAAGTTGAGCCCATCATACATTTACCTACAATCCTAGAACCAAGACGTAATGTAGTTTTTGTAACCCTCCAGTTATTTAATATATTATCAGGCCTCTCCCACTTACCACTTTCATCGTGAGCTAATAGTTTTAGCTTTTCACCATCGTAAGAGTTGTCACCAGTATTTTTCCAGTCAATAGTTGTATCAAGTCCGTCTAGCTCTCTTAATTGTTCATTGCTTTCAAGCTTCCTTCTAGTAAGCTTCGAAGCTGGAACTCTGTATGCAAGTTCTGTTTTAGGACGATCCATACCGTCCTGGATCGGTTTGAAGAAAAACGGATAGTTAACGGATATTGGGACGACTTTATCTGTAAACATTTTTTTAGCATCTGATCCAGATTTAGAGAGTATACCAAATCTGGAGTCACTAGATATTGTTGCTTGGTTAACAAGTTCCGCCGAGGACATAAATGAAAATCCAGATCGTCTGTTTTTAAGGTAGCACATTC